ACACTGGCACATGCTGATGTTTATGCGTCCCGAAGATGCGGATCAGGTTCGCCAGACAATCCGTGACTACGCCTTTCAGCAGGACAGCAACGAGCTGACCACGGATAAAGCCCGTAAAGCGCGCTTTCATGCCGAGGCCATCGATCCGGAAAAAGGCAGCGCTACGGGGTACGTGGCTAAATATATCTCTAAGAATATCGACGGCTACGCGCTGGATGGCGAGCTGGACGACGAAAGCGGCAAAGAGCTGAAAGAAACCGCCCCCGCCGTTTCTGCCTGGTCGGCCCGCTGGCACATCCGCCAGTTTCAGTTTGTAGGCGGTGCGCCGGTCACGGTTTACCGCGAGTTGCGCCGCATGGATGACACCGACACCGCCCACGGCCTCAGCGTGGAGTTTGCCGCTGCGCATGACGCGGCAGACGTGGGCGACTGGGCGGCATACGTTAACGCGCAGGGCGGCCCGTTCGTGCGTCGTGATGAGCTGGCCGTGCGTACGTGGTATCAGCCGGGCGATGAGCTGAATGAATACGGTGAGGAAACCGTGCGCATTAAGGGCGTCTACGCAACTGAGGTTGGCGCAGACACTCCGATTTTAACCCGTCTGGCAAAGTGGAAGATTGTTCCGAAACGTGCCGTTGTTTTTGATTTTGACCTGCAGGGCGCGCCCGCGCCCTCTCGGAGTTCTGTCAATAACTGTACGGGGCGTTTGAGATCTGAGGATTCAAACCCGCCGGAAAGTGTGGAAGAAATCGACCTTAAAAGGATTAGCCGTAAAGAACGGCGGCGGCTGCTGGCCCGGCTGAGGGCAGAAAAGCCAGATAAAAAGCATCTTATGTTGCGGCGGCCAGACAAAATAGAGACTGCATGTGACAACGTGATCGGCCAGGTCAGAGATTTAAGCGGCGAAACCATCAGTCGAGGTCTGGCCGTGCGCCTGATTGGTGGCACACCGACAGAAATTGCGGGAAAACTGTTCCGCAGTACCTGTTACGGTGATTTAGTGCGGCCATTCAAAAGCAAGGCTGACACTTCACGTAAAGACGAAATACTGAGCCGTTTCAACAGGCTCGCTGAAAGGGCAAAGGTAGCCAACTTACTTAAAGCAGAAAGCGAAGCGCACAAAAAATAAGGATAAAAGTAAAAAAACATTTCACTTTAAGAATCCTCTAATATACTGTGTTTATGTACAGTTGTTTGTAGGGAGAAAATGTTATGCAGGATTATTTCTTTGAATCATTGAAGTTACAGCGTATTGATTTATTTATGAAATTAGTCGCATCAAGTGATTGTAGTGAAGATGAAAAGAATCTGGCGATCCAATGGGTGTCTGAGCTGACTGATGAGCTTATGAAAAAGGTCAGAAGTCACGAATATGCCCGTTTGATGGAAGTATCTGAATAGAAGGGCAGGGCTGAATATGGGCGGAAAAGACAGCTTTTACCGGATTGTCTATCACGGCCAGGTTCTCGAGCATTACAAAGAAGGTGAGTTCATTTTCTTTCAGCGCGCCAAAGAACAAGGTGGCGGGTACTGGCTGGGGCAGACGTTTGATGGCGTTTTTGTATTCACGCTGCCGCACCCAACAAAGTTTTGGGACGGTTGGGAATACCTGATCAGGTACGCACGCAGGCCGCCGCCAAAGCCTAATGTTATCGAATCCGGTGATACCTTCCCTCTTTTCTGAGCGCTGATGCGAGAGTGCATGCCTATGCTGCATGAATCCGCATGATCCCAAAAGGATCGTTTACCCTCTGGCCCGCCAATACTGGTGGGCTTTTTCATAGGTCATGCAGGTGCATGAAAACCACTACACAAAGCGGGCAGGCGTGGCGGGGCTACGAGCGCGCGCAATGTATGCCTAGCAATCCAATTTCAATTTTTTGCTTAGCAAAAACTAAGAGGATATCATGAGAAAAATTACTGATTAGGCATATTCAATGGGATTAGGTTTAAAAGACGCGATTCAGCGCACTTCTGCATTTCATGATAGGAATCTAAATCGTCTGGAGTTACCGAACGACCATTGTGAACCCGGTTATGTGGCCGTTTTAGCTGCATACATTAATCAGCATAAAATACCTGAAGAAAACTGTCCTTTGCCTGGAGTCGGCTACATGCACGCTATCGGCATGCATAAGGCATTGTGGGGCCAGGATAAGTATGAGCAAGAACGCATTAATGTTGGTAGAAATTATAGCTTAGTGACTGCTCTGCAAAGTGTTGAGGCTGTCGATACGGCTACATCAAGCATTAATAGTTGCATAAGGAAACTTGCTTTCCCTGATCGTCAAGATTACCCCGAGGGCATTACTCAACTCAATCATGTGGTAGGTGAGTTGCATGATAACGTTTGGTCTCATGGCCGTTCTACAGGGTTCTCATTTGCTTTAAAATCTGCTGTTCCGCATACCCAAAGAAGTGATCATTACTTAGAGTTCGCATTGGCCGATTGTGGGATGGGATTCTTGCGCGAGTTGAAGAGAGCTGGGATTGAAGAAATTGATACCCACGAGGATGCAATCAAGTGGTGCATTCAGGAGGGTAATTCATCGAAACATGCAGATTTTCAAGATGATTGGGGGCAGCAACTACCACAAGATTTCATGGGTGGCAGTGTTTTTGGAAAGGGCGTTGCTGTCAAGGAAAAAGAGAATAACCATCAAGGGCTTGGCTTGGCTCACTTGATGAAATTGGTAAATACATACAATGGCCGATTGCTATTAGCAACCGGGGATGTATGCTTAGAAACCAATGGTGGTGCATCACACTACACTAAGTTACAAGTTCCGTGGCAGGGTGTAGCGATTTCATGTAGATTTAAGATATCTGATTTGTCTGTCGATAATGATAATGTTGAAGATGATCCACAGCTTCTAGAAATCATGAGAGAGTTAGGAGGGGACTGATGAATACTGTCATATACAGGTTGCCTGAAGGTGACTTGGCTTCTCGCACTCAAGCTATACCACAAAGACACAAAATCGAAACTTTACTCTTTGAAGGCAATACCATTAAGCTTGATTTGAGTGGCGTTTTGTCTCTATCTGAGTCTTATTCAGATGAGATTTTTGGGGTGCTTGTCGTCAAGCATGGTCAGAAAAAAATCCTCAGTTGCTTGAAGGTGCAGAATGCATCTCCGACGATTTTAAAAAGCATTGCCAGAGTAATACAGCGTAGAAGCAATGAATTAAAGTTATCAAGGCCTGTGAATGATGATAAATCTCAATTTTCATGGGCCTCATGCTAAAAAGCCGCGTAAGCGGTTTTTTTATATTTTAATCTTCTTGTAGTCTCTCTTTCAGCCAGTACATCTTGTCGTGAAAGGCTGTAAAGCACTTAGGTTATCCCCTCGGAAGCTTCTTTAATAACAGCCTGATTCGAACTAGTTTCGGCCAGTCTTAGCTGTTAATTTTGAAAAAAAATCGTTGATTGTGAGGGCTTTGTAATGGATACAACCGAAGAGCTTAACGGAACCTATTTTTACGGCGGCCTTTCAAATCTCAATGCCGGTGAGCTTTTTTTCTGGATTATGGTTGATGTGACTGCCGAGCATTTCACGGGGGCGACAGCTGCAACAGGTAACGTTATGGCAGCAGCTGCGATTTATGCCGGGCGTAATAACGTCGCCGTGTCCGGCAAACTCGCAAACGCTACGCCTGGCACTTCATGGGCTTCTGTTCAGTCGCGCAGGCTGTTGCAAAAATACAGGCTGCCTTTCCCGCTACCGACCATAGTTGGAAATCCGTTTAAAATGAAAATAATAATGACAAAAAAGCTAGGCACGTTTGTTGGCAGGACAGTGCCGGTTATTGGCTGGGCCATAGTGGCATCAGACGTGGCAATCATAGGCTGGAAGTCGGTAAATCGTTACAATACGATAGCGCGTGCGGAGGACAGAATATGGTGATTGATGATACTGAAAAAGCTGTGTTCGCACTTGTTGATGAATATAACGGTCACTGGTTTTGGCTGCGCAAGCGTTTCCCCCTGACACACACTACCGATCTGAATAAAGATTTCAGGATGGCGCCCGAAGACGCCGCCGAGTTGCTGGAAACTTTCACAGATCGATTTTCGATTAATCCGAAAGAAATAAACTTTGGGCGTTATTTTCCGGCAGATAACGGCAAGGCGGAAAAGCCGCTGACCATTCAGCTGCTGATTGATTCAGCCCGCGCCGGTCAGTGGGTCGATAAATAAAAAAGCGCCCGCAGGCGCTTTGCTTTGCGATGTGTCTTAGCTTTCATCATCCAGAACGAGGTTGTAAGGCGAAAACCTGATAACTTCCTCGCCAAGCCATCCGTTTAACTCTTTCATGCGAGCCTGCAGCGGGATGAGTTCGTTACGTACAAATACCCGGCTTGCCTTCTCAACGTCACCAAATCCGCCTGTGTTGTTTGGGATGATCCCCATCAGCTGCGGCGGCACACGATGCACGGCCAGCATATCGTCACGGCTGACGTTTTTGATGTTGAGAAACTCATCTTTTGCCGCTACCTCTGACAATGGGATGATCTGAATCCCGTCCTTTTTACCGGTCGGCGAATACATAAACAGATTGCGGAAGTTGCCAGGGCCCTTAGCGCTTTTCATTGCCTTGCGCATGGCGTCAACGTCTTCCTGATTCTGCGCCGGGTCTGTCACGTACATAATGAAACCGGCGTGACTGCCGTTCAGGTAATATTTACGGCGAAACAGTGTGGCCGACTCGTTCAGCAGCACGGACGGGATGGCCGACAGGTAACCGGGTAAGCCGTAAACTTCCTGATTGAAGTCCGGCTCCATCAGGTGAAATACGCTGCCTGCCGTAAATTCATAGGGCTGCGTGTTGAGTCCGTACTGCACAAACCAGTAAGTATCTAAATCCGTGCCGCGTCGCGTGTATTTTGCCAGTGACGGCTCAAGGCTTAAGGTATTGCCGAGACGTGATGTGCGTCGCTCCAGGTAGGCATTACCAAATACCAGGTAATCCTGCGCAAACCGGGTGAAAGCCTGCTGACTTAACAGCGGATGCGGGACAAAGGTACTCGCCAGAATGTTACATTTCACGCTGAGCGCCGAGCTGTGGTGAACAGCCGCGCGGAACGTGCGCGCCAGTCCTTCAAAACTCACGGGCGGCTCATACCAGCGGTTATTAATAACGCATTCCACGTAGTCCAGTATTTCGCGGCGATCCAGCACCGGGATCGGGTCGCCAAAGGTAAACGCCTCTGTCGCCGGTGCGCCCGTCATGTTGTCCTGTCGCGGCACGGGCTGCGTGCGTGCGCGGTTTCTGTGTTTGCTCATTAAAACATCTCCATAATGTTGCGTTTACCTGCCGCCTCGCCCTGCAGCGGTTCATTAGCCAGTGCGTGCATGACCGCCCAGGCTAAATCTGCGTGGCTGGCTTCTTCGCTGCGGCTGGCTTCGTAGGTAGGGCGGTTGCCGCTGGCCGTGGTGGCGCGGCGGATTGCCATAAATGACTGCGCGATGTCGAGGTGTCCGGCGTCAAACTCCAGGCGCTGATGGCTGATGATGTCGTAAGCCTTGAGCACCAGGGCGTTTTTGACGTTGGGGTTATAAACAAACTCTTTAACCTGCGGGAAAAATGCCTTCACGTTTTCATAGACGCCGAGGCCAACGCCGGTGGAGTCAATGCCGATGTAGGTCACGTTATACTGTTTTGTCAGCGCCTTAATGGCGTCGGCCTGCGCGCGGAAGTCCATTCCGCGCCACTGGTGCCGCTCAAGAATGCGGAACTTACCGCCCGACACTGTAGGCGGCGCGATAACCACACAACCCGCGCTGTCGCCGTTTTGCGTGCCTTTGGCAGGGTCATAACCGATCCACACTTCGTTATAGGCAAAGGGGCGCAGGGCAAAGGCTTCGAAGTCCTTCCACACTTCCCAGCTGTCCACCATGCACGACTGCAGCATGGTCAGCGGGAACACCGACGCCAGATCGTCCACAAACTCACACATCAGCAGGTTCTGGTATTCCGGCGGACTGTACTCAAGGCGCAGCTGGTCGAGGTCAAAG